ATTTTACAAAAGAAACATTAGATAAGATTGATGAATATGCCAAAAGAAAATTCTCCTACGGATCAGACGAAGAATAAAAAATACGCATTTGTACAAAGAGAAGGTGATGACTTTAGTTGTGTAAAGTTATTAGAAGGTAAGTACAAAGGTATTATATACAAATACGGTAAAGTTGGATTTGCTAAAGAAGAAAATCCTGACGGAACTTTACCTATGAAATTTGATTACGATATAGTTTTTAACCCACACGAAACCAGCATTGACAAACAAGAGTTTATAGATTATATTGGTGACATATTAGTTGAATTGTTAGAAAAACAAATAAAAGGCGGACAAGTAGTATATGAATAATGAAAGAATAGAAGTTACAATATTACGAAACCTCATTTTTAATGAGGAATATACTCGTAAGACTTTGCCTTTTATCAATGAAATCTATTTTACAAAAAGAGAAGAAAAGATTTTATTCCAAGAGATTGATAACTTTGTACAGAAATATAAAAATTTACCTACAAAAGAATCATTATTGATTGAGTTAGGTTATCGTAAAGATATAAACGAAGAAGAAAATAAATCTGTAAAAGAATTATTAACATCATTAAATGCTGAAGAAGTTGAACAACAATGGTTGTTAGATACAACAGAAAAGTTTTGTAAAGATCGTGCTGTTCATAATGCAGTATTAGATGGCATTAAGATATTAGATGGTAAAGATAATAAGAGAACGCAAGAGGCAATACCTAGTATTCTTGCTGACGCATTAGCAGTTAGTTTTGATAATCATATAGGGCACGATTATATAGGTGACGCAGAAGCAAGATTTAAATATTATCATACAAAAGAGAAAAAATATCAATTTGATTTAAGTTATTTTAATCGTATTACAAAAGGCGGTGTGCCTAGTAAAACTTTAAATATTGCCCTTGCAGGTACGGGTGTAGGTAAATCTTTGTTTATGTGTCATTGTGCTAGTGCTTATCTGGCACAAGGTTTAAATGTTTTATACATTACTTTAGAAATGGCGGAAGAAAGAATTGCTGAAAGAATAGACGCAAATTTATTAGACACTACAATAGATGATCTACACGCCCTACCAAAAGACTTATATGATTCTAAAATATTAAAAGTTAAAAACAAAACAAACGGTCAATTAATTATTAAAGAATATCCTACAGCGTCTGCTCATAGTGGTCATTTCAGATCATTGATGAATGAATTATCATTAAAGAAAAGTTTTAGACCAGATGTAGTATTCATAGATTATTTAAATATATGTGCTAGTGCTAGATTTAAAGGTGGTAATATATCATCTTACTTTTATATTAAGGCAATTGCTGAAGAATTAAGAGGTCTTGCTGTTGAGTTTAATGTGCCAATCTTTAGTGCAACACAAACAACTAGAACAGGTTTCGTAAGTACAGATATTGGATTAGAAGATACTTCAGAAAGTTTTGGTCTACCTGCAACTGCTGACTTTATGTTTGCTCTTATGTCAAATGATGAACTAGAACAATTAGGTCAAATGAAAGTTAAACAATTAAAAAACAGATATAATGATCCTGCAATAAACAGATCATTTATTGTAGGTGTAGATAGAGCAAAAATGAAACTATATGATGTAGAAAATGTAGCACAAAATATAGTAGATAAAGGAACAGAAATAAAACCAAAGGATGATCCTTATGATAAATTTTCTGATTTTAAAGTATAATGCCTAAAAAACAAAAAGTTAGATTTCATAAAGGTGATAGAAAACCTAAATCGGATAAAGAGTACGATAAGTTATCTTATAGTATTAAGATGAAAAAAAGAGGTCGTAAATTTATATGGCAAGTTATAGAAAAACCTAATAACAATGCCGTTGCAGAATACTTTTTTGAAGAAGACGCACAAAAACTCGCAGACTTTCAAAACAAACATAAAGTCTGGCAGATGAATGGTGGCATACCACAATTTCTCTGGACAAAAGCATAAATCACACATATAAATATAGGGTATGGTACAAGTAGCAACACCCGAAGCTGAAGGAGCACAAGCATTATTCTGTTATATAGCAGATGTGTTAGGAGCAAAAACAGCAAATAAAGAATTTCAAACTTATTTAGACCCTAAATCTAAAAAAGATTTTACTACATTTCAAACAGAATATAAAGACATTATTAACGAAGCATTTTCTGGTACAAGAGAAGTAAATATAGATAAACCTAAAGACGCTGTTTTAAGATATTTAAAAAATAATCCTGCCTGGTTTAAATCTTCTTTAGTTATTGCAAAAGAATTACTAAACGAATTATCTAATGTATCTTCAAAGTTATCTGGTAAAATTAATCCACCTAGGTGGGGTAATATATTTTATGTAAGAGGTGATAATGAGGTAATGGGAACACTAGGAGAGTTATTTAAATCAGCAAATAAACAAAGTGAAAAAGAAAAAGGTAGTAAATCATTTGGTGATATAAACAAATGGTCGCCTGCTGATATTTACTTTGCAACTGGTAAAGCAAAGAGTACTTTAAAAGATAAACAAAATGATCCAGAAACTAAAAGTAATAATTTAACCTTTGCAGAATTAAATGAATGTGTAGGTGGATTAATTGAGAGTGGAGATTTATTACCTTTATCTCTTAAAAAAGCAGAAGGTACAATAAAGATTGTTAAAGTTAATTTTAAAAGAAAAGATGAAGAAAAACTATTAGCAAAAACTATTAGCACAGGTGTTCAAAAATGGCAACCTATGAAAGGTGCTTATAAGATGACCGCAAAATCAGGCAAGAAAAATGCAATGTGGGATTTTACAAAACCATATAGTGGTGGTAGAGATATTTACTTATTACTATCATCTGAAGGTAAAAAAGGTAGAATACAAATTAGACATACTCCTGCTAGTGGTGGTAAACCTCAAAAAGGTGTAAAAGTAATATTATCTTATCCTGGTTCTTCAGCATTAGGTGGTCAAGTAGTAGGTATACCTTTATTTACAAAACTTATTAGACAAGTTGATTCTGCTTTTGCAACTAAAATAAGTCAGACTTGGGATAACAATTATAAAATTTTTGAAAGAGAAGCAAATAATTATATAAAATTTGGTAAAGGTGGAAAATTATATGCAACTAAAGAGAAAAAAGCACAAAATCAATTTAATGATGATATGGGTGCAATATCTGGTTTAACGGTTATGAATGCTATACGACCAGAATTAGACAAGTATTTTAGTAAAAAAGGTAAAAAACAAGACAATGTTATGAGGGCAATTTTTGCCTATGTGTCATCTAGGTCAATTGATTCAAGTCCTTTTGTTATAGCAAAAGATTAAGTATAAATAGTATTAGTTGATTTATATGGAAAATGTGATTATATTGATGGAACAAATTGGAGAGAAATGTTTAGTTTTAAAGGTTTTATTACCTCAGATAAGAATACACACCTAGAGCATTTAGAAGACGATATAATTAATCGTGGTTCAGCAGGTGGTGTAAACGCAATAAATTTTTTAAAATCAGTTAGAAATATGCTAGCTGGTTCATCTAGCGGACGAGTTAATATGTCTGTAAAGTGGGACGGTGCGCCTGCTATTATTTGTGGTATCAATCCAGAAAATGGAAAATTTTTTGTTGGTACAAAATCAGTCTTCAATAAAACACCTAAAATCAATTATACACCTGGCGATATTTCTAAAAATCATTCTGGACCTGTTGCAACAAAATTACTTGCTTGTTTAAAAGACTTTAAACGATTAGGTATAAGAGGCATATATCAAGGTGATTTATTATTTACTAGAAGTGATTTAAAACCTGCTGTTATAGATGGTCAGAAAATGATTACTTTTACGCCTAATACAATAACATATGCCATACCATTATCATCATCTTTAGGTAGAAAAATTAGTAGAGCAAGAATAGGTATTGTATTTCATACTTACTATTCTGGTAAAACTATGGATAGTTTAACTGCTGGATTTGGAACAATAAGAGGTTCTTCAGGTTCTTCAGCAGTATATTTGGCAAGTGCAGGTTATACAGATACATCTGGTTCATCTACATTTACATCTAGCGAACTATCCAGATTTGACGCATTAATAAGAATGGCACAAGGTTCTTTATCAAAGGCAGCGCCTCTTTTAAATACAATGAAATCAAACGATAGTTTATCAGTAGGGTTTAGATTGAAAGCATTTTTTAATTATTATATAAAGAATACTAAAGGCAACTCTATGGCAAAAGTAAAAGTATTACAAGATATGTTTAGAGAATATTACGAACAAATTTTAAGAGCAGAAATTAGTGCTAGAAAAACTGACAAAGGTAAAGAGAGATATAAAGAAGCATTAAAAACAGGATTAAGTTTTATTGATAAAAATAGAAGTGCATTATATTTTGCTATTGCCTCACACGTGAGTTTAGGTAATGCAAAGAACTTTCTTATACAAAAATTATCACAAATACAAAGTATAGGACATTTTATAAGAACGCCAAATGGATATAGAGTAACTAATCCAGAAGGATTTGTTGCAGTAGATAGAAAAGCAGGTGCAGTTAAACTTGTAGATAGATTAGAATTTAGTAGAGCAAACTTTACTATTGCAAAAGATTGGGTAA